GCTTCGCTCGCGGTGGACACCTACAGCATCGGCAACGCGCTGGCCTATGCCGAGATCGTGCGCGAGCGCGCTGTGCTGCGCGGCCTGATCGCGGCCGGCAGCGAGATAGGCGACCTCGGCTACCGACCGGAAGGGCGCGCGCCAGCGGATCTCGTGGATGCCGCGGAACAGAAGGTTCACGCGCTGCGCGGCCGGCAGCACGAGGATCAGCGTTCGATGGCGCAGCTGATCGACCACGTCGAGCGCCGCATCGAACTGCTGCGCGCGCACCCGGAACAGGTAGCCGGCATGCCGACGGGCTTCCAGGACCTGGACCGGCGCACCACCGGCATGCACCCGGGCGACATGATCATCGTCGCGGCCAGGCCCGGAATGGGGAAGACCTCGTTCGCGATGAACATCGCCGAATACGTGGCGATCGAGCGCAAGGTCCCAGTCGCTTTCTTCAGCATGGAGATGTCGGACGAGCAGTTGGCTCAGCGCCTGCTGTCGTCCTACGCCCGCGTGCCGCTGCCGGCGATCCGAAGTGGGCAGCTGAACGACGCGGACTTCCACCGCTTGGCCAGCGCCGATGCCTTCCTGCGCGAGGCCCCGATCCACATCGACCAGACCGGTGGCATGTCGCCGCTCGAGCTCCGCGCTCGAGCGCGGCGCATGGTCCGCAAGTACGGCGTGAAGCTGATCGTCGTGGACTACGTGCAGCTGATGCAGATTCCCGGCACGAAGGAGTACCGCACGAACGAGATCTCCGAGATCAGCCGCAAGCTCAAGGAACTCGCGAAGGAGCTCGCGCTGCCGGTCATCGCGCTGTCGCAGCTGAATCGCGGGCTCGAGCAGCGCGACAACAAGCGGCCGCGCCTGTCGGACCTCAGGGAATCCGGGGGCCTCGAGCAAGACGCTGACCTGGTGCTCTTCATCTACCGCGACGAGATGTACAACGAGGCGACGAAGGACAAGGGCAAGGCCGAGATCATCATCGGCAAGCAGCGCTCTGGCCCAACCGGGCACTCCGATCTGGCGTTCCTCGGCCAGTACTGCAAGTTCGACAACCTGGCCGACCCGAGCTTCCAAGCCACATGAACTTCCTCGGCATGCCGATCTGGGTGTGGCTCCACGGGCTGCCGGCGCGCAACCGCTTCACGCGGATGCCGCCGCATCGGTGGAATCACGCGGGCCGTCCATGCGGTGGCCCGCGATGAACTACCGCGACTTCCTCGCGCGCAAGATCGCGGCGGCGAAGAGCACCGGTGAGCCGGTCGAGGCCTCGGCCGTGCATCCGCGGCTCAAGCCGCACCAGCGCGACATCGTCCGCTGGGCCGTGCTGGGCGGCTGCCGCGCGATCTTCGCCGCCTTCGGGCTCGGCAAGACCGGCATCCAGCTGGAGATCGTGCGGATCATCCTCGAGCGCGTGGGCGGCATGGGCCTCATCGTGATCCCGCTCGGCGTGCGTCTGGAGTTCATGCGCGAGGCCGAGCAGCTGGGCCTGCAGGTTCGCTTCATCCGCACCAATGCCGAGATCGACGGCCCCGGCATCTACCTGACGAACTACGAGTCGGTGCGGGACGGCAAGCTCGACCCTCGGTTATTCGTCGTGGCCAGCCTGGATGAGGCCTCGGTCTTGCGCGGCTTCGGCGGGACGAAGACCTTCCGGGAATTCATGGCGCTGTTCGCCGGCGACCGCAAGACGCTGAACGCGCGCACGCGCGCCGCCGCGGTCAAGTACCGGTTCGTGGCCACGGCCACGCCGAGCCCGAACGACTACATCGAACTGCTGGCCTACGCGGCGTTCCTCGGCATCATGGACGTGTCAGCTGCGAAGACCAGGTTCTTCAAGCGCGACAGCACGAAGGCCGACCACCTGACGATCCACCCGCACAAGGAAGCCGAGTTCTGGCTCTGGGTAGCGTCGTGGGCGATCTTCGTGCAGCGGCCGTCTGACCTCGGCCACCCCGACGAGGGCTACGAGCTCCCGCCGCTCGACGTGCGCTGGCACGAGGTGGCGACCGATCACAGCACCGCGGGCGCCGAGCGCGACGGCCAGTCGCGGCTGTTCAAGAACGTGGCGGTGGGCGTGCAGGACGCGGCGAAGGAGAAGCGGGAGAGCCTGCCGGCGCGCATGTCGCAGATGATGGAGATCATTGCGGAGGCGCCGCGCGAGAAGTTCCTGCTGTGGCACGACCTCGAGGCCGAACGCTCGGCGATCGAGGCCATCGTGCCAGGCGTGGTGTCCGTCTACGGGTCGCAGGACCTGGACGAGCGCGAGCAGCACGTCGCCGACTTCTCGGACGGCAAGATCAAGTACCTGGCCGCGAAGCCCGTGCTGTGCGGCTCGGGCTGCAACTTCCAGCGGTACTGCGCGCGCGCGGTGTTCCTCGGCATCGGGTTCAAGTTCAACGACTTCATCCAGGCAGTGCATCGCATCCAGCGCTTCCTGCAGACGCGGGGAGTCCGCATCGACCTGATCTACACCGAGGCCGAGCGCGAGGTGCGCCGGACGCTCGAGCGCAAGTGGAAGCAGCACATCGAGCAGGTCGAGCGCATGAGCGCGCTGATCAGGAAGTACGGGCTGTCCACGTCGGCCATGCAGGAATCGCTGACGCGCGCCATGGGCGTGCAGCGCACGGAGGTCACGGGCGACGGCTACACGCTGGTGAACAACGACTGCATCGTCGAGACCGAGCGCATGGCCGAGAACAGCGTCGGCCTCATCCTGACCTCGGTGCCGTTCTCCACCCAGTACGAGTACTCGCCGAACTACGCCGACTTCGGGCACACGGATAACAACGAGCACTTCTTCCAGCAGATGGATTTCCTGACGCCGCAGCTGCTGCGCGTGCTGCAGCCAGGGCGTATCGCCGCGATCCACGTCAAGGACCGGATCGTGCCCGGCGGCATGACCGGGCTCGGCTTCCAGGTCGTGTACCCGTTCCACGCCAAGTGCATCGAGCACTACACCCGGCACGGCTTCGCGTACATGGGGATGAAGACCATCGTCACGGACGTCGTGCGCGAGAACAACCAGACCTACCGCTTGGGCTGGACGGAGCAATGCAAGGACGGCACGAAGATGGGCGTCGGCATGCCGGAGTACTTGCTGCTGTTCCGCAAGCCGCCCACGGGCAATGAGAACAGCTACGCCGACCTGCCGGTCGTGAAGCAGAAGACCGACTACACCCGGGCGCGCTGGCAGGTGGACGCGCATGGCTTCGCGAGATCCTCGGGCAATCGGCTGATGAGGCCGGAGGAGCTCGCCGCGCTGCCGCACAACGTGATCTTCAAGCTGTTCCGCGAACACTCGCGCGAGAACGTCTACGACTTCGAGAAGCACGTCGAGCTCGGCGAGGCCTTGGAGGCGAAGAAGATCCTGCCGGTGACTTTCATGCTCCTGCAGCCGCAAAGCTGGACCGATGAGGTCTGGAGCGACATCACCCGAATGCTCACGCTGAACGGCGCACAGTCCGCCGCCGGGCGCGAGATGCACCTGTGCCCGATGCAGTTCGACATGGCCGATCGCGTGATCGAGCAGATGTCGATGGAGGGCGAGGTCGTGTTCGACCCCTTCGTCGGCTTGGGGACCGTCGTGGTCAGGGCGCTGAAGAAGAAGCGGAAGGGGGTTGGCGTTGAACTGAGCGCCCGCTACTTCGCAGATGCAGCCACTTACTGCGAGGCCACCGCCCGGGAAATGTCTATGCCGTCGCTGTTCGACGCGATCGAGCTTCTCGACGCTGGTGGATCAGATCGTTCTGGTGCTCCTCGACATGCTCCTGGCGCGTCAGCGCCTGAAGGTTCGAAGGCACGTCGTTCAGCGAGTCACGATCGCGATGATGAACCAGCTTCCCTTTCGGGAGCGGACCATGCGTAGCCTCCCAAACCACCACGGCGCGCAGCTTCCAGGCGTTCGGCTCGGCGACCTTGGCGAAGGCTCGCGGCGCGCCGTTCTTGTCATCACGGATACGCACCGATCCCACCGGCAGCCAGTTCACGGGCCGCGTGCCCGCCTTGAATTCCGTGCGCGGCGACAGCCTGCGCCCCTTGGCGTGCAGCTTCGCCCACGGCACGGAGCCCTTCTTGAAGCCGGAGCCAGTCGCGCGAACGCGAGCGCCATTGGAGATACCGAGGCAACGCTGCGAGCAGAACCGGGCGCGCCCAGCCGCCGATGGTTTGAAGTAAAAGGGCGTCCCGCATACCTCGCACGGCTTCTCCATGCCGTCGATTCTACCTTCGCTGACGCCTGCGGCTACTGCGAGGCCGCGGCGCGCCAGATGTCGATGCCGGACCTGTTCGACGCCATCGCAATCGAGGAGGCAGCGTGACCCACCGTCTTGTTTTAGGAATCGATCCCGGCCAGTCCGGCGCCATCGCAGCCTTGGCCGATGGCGCGCCGAAGGAGTTTTGGGACATGCCGACGATGCCGCGCAAGGCTGGCGGCAACGAAGTTGATGCGGCCACCCTTGCGACCAACATCCGCAACATCATTGGGCGCAACCCGGGCGCCTACACGGTTGCGGTGCTGGAGGCGGTCTCGGCGATGCCGAAACAGGGCGTGTCGAGCGTGTTCCGGTTCGGCGAGTCGTTCGGGATCGTGAAAGGGATTCTCGGCGCGCTGCGCGTTCCGGTGGTACTTGTGCCGGCGGCGACATGGAAACGGCGCCTCGGGCTATGGGGCACGGAGAAGGATTTCGCGCGCACGCTCGCCATTCAACGCTTCCCAATCGCGGCTGACCCGCTGCGTCGCAAGAAGGACGTCGGCCGCGCGGACGCACTGCTGATCGCGCACTGGGCCGAACTCACCGAAGCGGTGGGGCCGGCGAGGGCCGCAGCGTGATCGCCAAACTGTTGATCGGCTATTTCGCCGTTGGCCTCCTGATGGCGCTACTCGGCGCGCTCCTGCGCTCTCGGGCTCGCCGGACCACGTTCCTCGAGCAGCTGGTCGAGGCCTGGCCGCTGTGGCTGCTGACGGTCTTCGTGTGGCCGCTCGGCATCGACATCGCGCTGCTGCACGACCCGGTGCGCTGCGCGAAATGCGGCGCGCCGCCATGGATGTCCTGCAAGGAGTGCTACCGGTGAGCGAGCCCGACACGCTGGACCCGACCGGGAACACCACGAGCATGCCGCTGATCAGCCGCGTCGCGGCCATCGTGCAGTCAGCGTCGCGCGAGGGCGCGAGCATCACGCTCGCCGGCATCTTGGAACGACCCACCATCAAGGGCGTGGCCGAGCTCGAGGACGTGCGGGCATGTCTGAACCACCTGGTCAGCGAGGGCATGGCAAAGCGCGATGACCTGTCCGGTGGACGCTCGACTTACTGCTGGGTGAACGGCCACACGTTGCCGGCACCGAGCGCGATCCCGCGGCCCACTCCAGTCCACAACCGGCCGGCGCGCGATTGGGGCGTTACCGCCGCCGGCGATGACCAGCTGGTGCTGTCGGTCATCCCGCCCGAGGGCCTGAAGCGCGGCAAGATCGCGGAGGCCGCAGGCCTAGACCTGAAGCTTCCGCGCCACCAGAACGCGCTCTCGACGGTCCTGCACCGGCTGGAGAAGCGGGGAAAGATCGAGCGGTGCCTGCCATACGGCTCGTACAGGCCTTGCACCGACAAGCCGCCGCAGCAGCAGGCCGCACCGAAGCCCGCCGCGCCGGCTCCAGCGCCAGCAGCACCGGTGGCGGCCGCTGCTCGTATCGTTCCGCGAGCGCAGTACCAGGAAGTGCTCGCCGACCTCGAGCGCCGGCTCGCGGTGGCCAAGAAGGCAGCCAGCGAGGTTGACGCGCTGCAATCCGCGATCGACGTGATGAAGGACGTGATGCCGTGAAGCATGGCGAGCTCGTCGATCGCGCGGAGCGCTGGCTGTATTCGGTCGGCTGCGGCTTCGTGCTCACGGAGCTCACGACCTACGCCAGCGGCATCCCGGACGCGATCGGCTTTCGCTGCGACACGAGCATCCTCGTGGAGTGCAAGACCAGCCGGTCTGACTTCAGGCGCGACGCGCACAAGCCGCACCACGGACCGGAGGCAGGCATGGGCGACTGGCGCTTCTACCTGACGCCCGATGGCCTGGTGAAGCCCGACGAACTGCCGCCGCTCTGGGGGCTGCTCTACGCGCGCGCTGACGGCAAGGTC